CTCCCGACTCGCCGAACACCATCGTAGTCCCGCTCGCGGGAATCCACTTCTTGACCGCCCACTCCAGCGGCGCAGGCTGCGAAAGGAAGCTCGTCGCGCGGCTGAAGAAGTACTCGCTCGGGGCTCGCTCGTCGACGAGCGCGAGGATGTCGCGGGCGATGTCGTCGCCGAGCGCAGCGTTCGCCGCTACGTCGTGCTCGACCTCGTAGCGCGACGCCGAGTGCACGAGCTGGCGCAGCTCCGAGGCCGGAAGCGGAACGTCGCAGCGCGTTTCGTTGGTGACGCTGAGCGCGGCGAGAATCTCCGGCTCGCCCATGCCGTAGCGGCGCATCACGCCTGCGAGGGAGTGCAGGCCGTTGTTTCGGTTACCCGTGATGAGCGAGCCGTCTCCCGTCAACGCCACCGGCTGGCGACGCTTCGCCTCGATGCCTTCGAGCCAACGCTGCGGGATGCCCATCGGGGCCACGCCGTCGAACGGGTCCGAGCTGAGTTCCCATCGGTACTCTCGCCCTTCGATGCGCGAAGGGAACGCGACGAAGTACCGGCCATCGGAAAGGAGGTCGATACCGTCGCGCAGCTTGCAGCTCCTGACGCCCTCGACGTAGCCCGCGAGATAGTGCTGCCCACCGCCCGCCGTGAGCTGCACCGCGCCGTCAGGCTGCGCGCCTCGCTCGTCTGTCCACGAGCTCCACGAGTCATCGCCACCGTTGCGCGGGTCGATGTCGAAGACGACGAGTCCCGAGGCCGCGCCGCAGGCGATGCCCACGTTGCGATCGTCGTGACCCTCGAACCATCGGCGAATCGTCGCCTCGTTTGTCGTCGCGTCGTTCACGCCGTGCTGCGTCGCCGGGAGCTTCCCGTTCGGCACGATGGGCAGGACGGGCCAGCCCCAGCTCGCGTAGGCGAGGGCGGCTTCGAGCGGGGTCACTTGGCCACCGCCTTCGCCTGCTCCCAGAACGCCCGCGCCTGATGCTGCTCGGCGTAGAGACGCACCTCTGCCGCTCGGATGGCGTGCGCGCGGTCTTCAACGCGCACAATGCGGTCGAACAGCCAGTCTCCGATGATGGCGCGCGCCTGCTTTTCGTCGGCGTTCATGGTCGCGCCTCCAGGTACGCCGAGAGCGCCACCAGCGTCGCGTGCTTCGGGTTCGCGTTCACCCCGTTTCGGATGCGCGCGATCGAGTTGACGTGCAGACCCGTCGCCTCCGCAACGATGTCGAGCCGCCGGTCGGCGAGCCGTTCCTTGATTTCTTCGAGCGTCAACATGTTTCGAGCCTCCTGCGGCGCATCCTACCACTGTTCGCAGTCTACAGCGCAAGAAATAAAAAACGCACGCCGATGTCGAATGTTCTCGAAACTCGGAAAGAACTCGCGTAGGGTCTCTTCATCGCCCAAACGGAATCACCCGACCGAGGCGAAGAGGAACGAACAATGACGCAGCATCACTTCTCCGCCCGTGACTTCTCCCGCAAGGTCCGCAACGCGCTCACGAAGCGCGGGCTCACGATTACGACGGCAACGTGGCTCCCCGGACCGAACTGCGACTTCACGAACGGCGAGATGGGATACCTGCTTTCCGACGGTCGCCTCCTGCGCTGGGCCGATGTGAACAAGGCCGCGACCGCCTAAAGCGCACCCAAGCCCCGCCCCATGAGGGCACGCGACGCTCGATGCGTCGGCGGGGCTCCCCGACAAACCCGAATCACCGGACCAGTCGGAGCAAGGATTGAACATGAGGCCAAAGTTGCACAAGGACGGGAGCGTCACCCACTGGTCGACGTACTCCCAAATGTGGAGGCGCGCGCACGGCATCTCGAACGCCGACCTCGCCGCGATGCAGCCCGAGGAGCGCACGCGCGTCATGCGGCACCTCCAGAAGCACGCGAACCGCTTCGGCGAGGAGAGCTGAGCCATGGCAATCAGCATCAAACGGACCTCTCGCGCGGCTGGCGCGGTGAAGGTGCTCGTGTACGGCGCCGCGGGCGCTGGCAAAACGTCGCTCATCCGCACGCTCCCGAGCCCGATCGTGCTCTCGGCAGAAGGCGGGCTTCTTAGCCTCGCCGACGACGAGGTGCCCTACATCACGATCAGCACCATCGCCGAACTGCACGAGGCTTACTCGTGGCTCGTCGGCTCGGACGAAGCGCGTGGCTTCGCCAGCGTCGCGATCGATTCGCTCTCGGAAATCGCCGAGGTCATCCTCACGACCGAGAAGCGCACGGCGAAAGACCCGCGCCAAGCGTACGGCGCGATGCAGGACCAGCTCGCAGAGCTTGTGCGCGCCTTCCGCGATGTCCCGACGCATCACGTCTACGTCACGGCGAAGCTCGACAAGACGACCGACGAACTCGGGAAGATCACCTACGCGCCAGGGATGCCGGGGAACAAAACGGGTCAAGCGTTGCCCTACTTCTTCGACGAGGTGCTCGCCCTAAGGGTCGAGCGCGACGCGGAAGGCAACGCGGTCCGCGGCCTCCAGTGTGCGCCCGATGGCGCATGGCTCGCCAAGGACCGCTCGGGCAAGCTCGAACAGTGGGAGTCTCCAGACCTCGGCGCGGTCATCCGCAAGATCGGCGGTGCGCAGTGAACCATCGCCTGACGCCCGGACCGCTCATGGATTTCTGTATCGATACGTGCACCGACACGGACAGCCTTCTTCAGCTGGCCGAGCTCATGCACCCGCCGCAGCCCAAGCAGTACGTGTTCAGCCGTCACGATTGGGAGCAGCACAAGGACAAGATCATCGACGCGTTGAAAGGAAAGCCATGAGCCGCGAACTCGACGAACTCTCCGCCCAGTGGGTGGACGCGAAGGCTGACGAGGCGATCGCCGTCGCACGCCGACGCACCATCGAAGACCGCCTCGTCGAGCTCCTCGCCCTCGACGAAGGCAAGGAGGGCACGACGAACGCGAAGACCGAGCAGGGCTTCAGCATCAAGGTCGTAGGCCGCATGAACCGCAAGGTTGACGCCGACCGCTTGCAGGAACTCGCAGCCGAGCACGGTCTCTCCGAGCACCTCGGGAGCCTGTTCCGTTGGTCCGCCGACATCAACGCCGCCGCGTGGAAGAGCGCAGCGCCGACCATCACCGCGCCGCTCCTCGGCGCAATCACGACGACGCCCGGGCGACCGAGCTTCGCAATCACTGCCCCCCACAAGAAAGAAGCCTGAAACATGCAATTCGATTTCAACCCGTCCGACGTTCCCGCAACCGAGAAGAGCTTCGAGGTGCTGCCCGCTGGCTGGTACACCGCATCGGTGAGCGGAGCCGAGGTCAAGCAGACCAAGAGCGGCACGGGTCAGTACCTCCGCGTCGAGTACACGATCTCGGGGCCGAGCGGCGCAGGCCGCAAGGTCTGGAGCAACTACAACGTCAGGAACGAAAACCCAAAGGCCGAGTCCATCGGTCGCGAGCAGCTCGCGGAACTCTGCCGCTGCGTCGGCCTCGCCCGGGTCAACGACACCGACCAGCTCCTCGGCTGCAACGTGTCGGTGAAGCTGAAGGTGCGTGAGCCCTCGAACGGATACGACGCCCAGAACGAGGTGCAGGCGCACAAGGCCCTCGAAGGCTCTCAGCCGCCCGCTCCTGCTGCTGCGAAGGCTGCCGGGCCGAAGGCCGGGCCGAAGCCGCCTTGGGCGAAGTGACGCGCACGTAGCGCGAAGGTGAGGGTCGCCGCCGGAAGGCGTTCGACGGCGGCCCTCATTGTTTCCCATAGCACGAGAAGGCAGATGAGAATTCCAGAAGGTCAAAACACCATCACCGCGCTGATCGACGCGGCGCACGAGGCGAAGCGCGCATCGCACAAGGAGTGTTTTCGCCCGCACATGGGCGCGTCGACGCTCGGCGAGAAGTGCGAGCGTAAGCTCTGGCTCTCGTTTCGCTGGGCCGTGCGCGAGCAGTTCCCGGGGCGCATCCTGCGCGTGTTCCGTCGCGGGCACCGCGAGGAGGAGACGGTCGTCGAAGACCTGCGCGCGATCGGAATGAAGGTGCGCGCGACGGGCGCAGACCAGACGCGCGTCGAGTTTGGCTCGCACGTCTCGGGGTCGATCGACGGCATCATCACGGCGGGCGTGCCAGAAGCGCCGAAGGCTGCGCACGTCTTGGAGATCAAGACGCACTCGAAGAAGAGCTGGGAGGCAGTCGAGAAGGAAGGCGTCGAGAAGTCGCAGCCGAAACACTACACCCAGATGCAAGTGTACATGCGCGGCACCGGTGTTGACCGCGCCCTGTACGTTGCAATCTGCAAGGACGACGATCGCATCTACACCGAGCGCGTGCGCTTCGACCGCGAGCACGCGGAACGAGCCATTGCCCGAGGTCAGCGCATCGCGCTCTCCGACGAGATGCCGCCGCCGATCTCGACTGATCCGACTTGGTACGAGTGCAAGTGGTGCTCAGCGCACGGCCTCTGCCACGGCTCTCGCGTGACGAAGGAAGTGAACTGTCGAACCTGCGCGCACTCGACGGCAACGGAAGAAAGCACCTGGACGTGCGCGCGACACGGCGAGAACGTCATCCCGACCGACTGGATGCGCGAGGCGCACGAGTGCCATGCGTTGCACTTCGACATGGTGCCGTGGCTCATGGCCTACATGGACGACAACGGAGCGCCAGTCTTCATCATCGATGGTGCCGAGGTGACGAACGGCCCACGCGGCTTCTCATCTTCGGAGATCGTCGCGAACCCGAAAGCGTGCGTCGACCCGACGCTCGTGCAGCTTCGTCGCAAGTTCGACGCGAAGGTGGTGGGATGACCGTCGCCCTTCGAGACTACCAGCAACGCGCCATTGACCAGCTGTATGCATGGTTCGGCGCGAACCCGACCGGGCACCCGTGCCTCGTGCTGCCCACCGGCGCGGGCAAGTCGCACATCGTCGCGGCGCTCTGTCGCGACGCGCTCACGAGCTGGCCGGAGACGCGCGTGCTGATGCTCACGCACGTGCGCGAACTCATCGAGCAGAACGCGGAGAAGATGCGCCAGCATTGGCCTGGCGCGCCGATGGGCATCTACTCGGCGAGCATCGGACGCAAAGAGCTGGGCGAGCCCATCACGTTCGCGGGCATCCAGTCGGTTCGGAAGCGCGCCGCCGAAGTCGGTCACGTTGATCTCGTCATCATCGACGAGTGCCATCTCGTCAGCCACAAGGATGAGGGAGGCTACCGCACTTTCATCGCCGACCTTGTGCGCATCAACCCCGCGCTTCGCGTCGTCGGCCTCACCGCGACGCCGTACCGTCTCGGTCACGGTCTCATCACCGACGAACCCGCGCTCTTCGCCGACCTCATCGAGCCAGTGAGCATCGAGGAGCTGGTGCACAAGCGCCACCTGGCCCCGCTACGCTCGAAGGTGACGCAGGCGAAGCTCGACACGGCAGGCGTGCACAAGCGCGGAGGCGAGTACATCGAGAGCGAGCTGCAAGCGGCGGTCGACACCGCCGACAAGAACGCCGCCGTCGTGCGCGAGGTTCTCGCGCTCGCAGGTGAGCGCCGCTCGTGGCTCTTCTTCTGCTGCGGCGTCGAGCACGCACGCCACGTTTGCGACGCCCTGCAGGCCGAAAGCGTCGCCGCTGCGTGCGTGACAGGCGAGACGCCAAAGGCCGAGCGTCAGCGCATCCTCGCGGCGTTTAAGCGCGGCGAGCTGCGTGCCCTCACGAACGCGAACGTCCTCACGACCGGCTTCGATGCGCCGAACATCGACCTTATCGCGATGCTTCGCCCGACGCTCTCGCCTAGCCTCTACGTGCAGATGGCGGGTCGCGGGCTCAGGCCGAAGAGCCACGCCGACCACTGCCTCGTGCTCGACTTCGCGGGAGTCGTCGCAACGCACGGCCCCATCACCGCCGTGCAGCCGCCAGACAAGGCGGGCGAGGGCGACGGCGAGCCGCCCGTGAAAGTGTGCGACGAGTGCGGCGAACTCGTGCACCCTACGGCGCGCGTGTGTCCCTCGTGCGGCTTCGAGTTCCCACCGCCGCCGGAGAAGAAGTTCGCGCTGCGCAACGACGACATCATGGGCGCTGAAGGCTCCGACCTTATCGTCACCGAGTGGGATTGGCGCAGGCACGTCAGCGCGTCGAGCGGCCTCGAAATGCTGCGCGTGCGCTACTACGGCGGCATCGCCGAGAAGCCGATCGACGAGTACCTGACGATCGCGCACCCTGGCTACGCTGGCGACAAGGCGCGTCGCTCGCTCGCGACCATCGCGCAGAGCGCAGGCACTTCGCCAGGCTGGGCGCTGGAGAACAACATCGACGCGATCGCTGCTGCGATGAACGATGCGAAGCCGCCGAAGGTCGTGACGTTCGAGCGCGATGGGAAGTTTTTCAGGGTACGGAGGCGCGAATGGTGAAGCT